CCGCCGACGGCAACCGCGAGGTGGTGATCGATCTCTACCGCGTGGCCATCAATCCGGCCAGGGAGTTGTCGATCATCACCGACGAGTTGCTGAAGTTCGAGCTCTCCGGCCAGGTGCTGGCGGACCTCTCCAAGCCCGCCGACGGCGAACTGGGCCAGTTCGGCCGCATCGTGCTGCTGTAAGGGGATGGCCATGACCGACTTCGAGACCTTCCCGCCAAGCCCCAAGGTGGTCACGGTGGCGGGCACCGCCGTGGAACTCACGCCGATCCGCCTGGGCGAGTTGCCACGGATCCTTGCCGCGGTGCGACCCATCGCCGCCGATCTCTCGGCCGAGCCGGATTGGCTCGCGCTGCTCGCCCGGCACGGCGAGGCGGTGCTGGAGCTGCTCGCGCTCGCCACCCGGCGCGACCGCGCCTGGATCGAGGGGCTGGAGCTCGACGAGGCCGTCACCTTGGCCGCCGCCGTGTTCGAGGTGAACGCGGATTTTTTCGTGCGGCAGGTGGCGCCGAGCATCGCACGGGCGGGCGAGCGGCTGGCACCGATCCTCTCGGCTGGGACGACGCCGTCGCCCGGCTCGTCGCCGCCGGCCACCGCCACGCCGAGGTGATGGGCTACACGCTCGCGCAGGCGCGGGCGCTCCTTGCCGCCCACGAGCGGCTGGAGCGCCGGCAGCACGCCTTGCGGCTGGCCTTGCACGCGGTGGCTGCCCAGGGCGACCGGGCGGCCATCGAGCGGCTGCAGCGCGAGTTGTGGGAGGACGTGCATCCATGAAGCTGACGCTCACCGCCTCCGGACTGCTCGATCCGAGGCGGCTCTCCGCCTGGAGCGCCGAACGCCGGCGGGCGATCCATGCGGCGGTGGCCAAAGGGATGGCCTCGGGCGGCCGCGACGTGCGCGAGGCCGCCCGCGCCCAGATGCGCAGCGCCTTCCAGGTCCGGCGCGCGAACTTCGTCGCCTCGCTGCAGGTCAAGGTGTTCAACCGCAAGCCCGATCGCCTGCCCGCGCTGTGGGTGGGCAGCCGCATCCCCTGGCTGGGTATCCACGAACGCGGCGGCACGGTGGCGGGCCGGATGCTGATCCCGCTGCTGCCCACCCGCATCGGCCCCAAGCGTTTCAAGGTCGTGATCGACAGCCTGATGCGTTCGGGCAACGCCTTCTTCGTCGAGAAGAACGGCCGCGTGCTGCTGATGGCCGAAAACATCCGCGAGAACGCCAACGTGCTCGGGCGGTTCAAGCGTGCCGAGCGCGAGCGCACCGGCGTCAAGCGCCTGCAGCGCGGCCAGGAGATCCCCATCGCCGTGCTGGTGCGGCGGGTGGATCTGAAGCGCCGGTTCGATCTCGCGGCAGGCGTGCAACGCACGTTGCCGGCGCTGGTGCGGGCGATCGAGCGGGAATTCGGCCACAGGGATGTGATTACTTGAAGATCTGCCAGTTGTCCCGGAAAGGCTCCAGCGAGCGCCAACCGATGCCGGGGAACTTGGGATCGTCGAGGTACCTACCGAGATCGCCGTCAGCTTCGGCCAGGATTTGGCCTTCGACGATGAAGTAGTCCACGGCATCGCCCGGTTTGTTGAGGATGACGAACACGTAGACGTGATGAGGTTCGATCGCCGAGCGTTTGATCGGGAAGTAATTGCGCTGCCGGAGGGCCTTTACCTGCACCGTGTAGGTCACGCCCGAGGACTCGCTGTGCGCGAAGATGTCGATGGCCTTGGCGTTGCCGAAGGTGATCGAAGTCTGCAGACCGCGTTTCAGAAGTTCGCCCGCGACGAAGAACTCACCAGCCAGGCCGGTAACTTGCCCGTCCGCGCGCCTCTTCTTGGGGGTGGGGTCGCCCTGGTCCATGTCGCCTACTCGTTCGTTCTCAAGCAGTGACCGGCTCGATGCCGAGGGTTGAATAGGCATCGACATAGCGCTCGGCGGCGATGAACTCGCCCACGGTCTGCACGCCGTTCTCCTTGGTTCGGCCTTGCGGCTTGAAGTCGAGCGAGAGGTGGTAGCTGTCGCTGTTTGGAAACTTGCCGCTGAAGTAGTAATGCAGCCCTTTGGCCACCACGGCGGCGGGAAAAACGTACACCTTCGGCTCGCCCTGGGCATGGGCCAGATCGACGCAACAGATGAAGCGGCGTTCCAGCGGGATCGCCTCGGTGTTGGGCTCGGCGTACTTCTTTTGCAGGATCCAGCGGCGGGGGTACTGTGCCGAGGACTTCACCTCGAGAAAGGCCACGTTCCCGGCCTTGTCGAACACCAGGATGTCGTAACCGATGGTGGTGCCCCACTGCAGCGTCACCATGTAGCCGCGCTGGGTCAGGCGTGAGGCGACCAGAAACTCCCCGGCCAGGCGGTTGAGGTTCTTCTTCTCGTTACTGACGCGGGTCGTCTTCATTCCCAGGCCACCACACGAGGCAGGGATCGGTCCCGCTGATGAAGCAGCGCCACCTCCTCATCGGTGAGCCGCAGGAGCCGGCCGATGTCGGCCAGCATGGATCCCAGCTTCAGCCGCCCCTGCGGCTTCACCGCATCGATCAGGATGGCGCGCACCTCCGCTTCGGTGCTGCGCCCGTGCTGGGCCGCGCGCAGGCGCAAGGCGCGATGTACCTCGTCGGGCAGATTGCGAACCGTCAGGATGGCCATGACGACACCCCAAGACACCGAAATCAATGCAGTCATGTTACGGTCCTGCATGCATTGCGGCAACCGGGGCTCGGGCCACAGTCCCGGCCGGCCGGAGGCGCCATGACCGCCCGCGCCCAAATCCTCATCCGCGCCGTCGACGAGACGCGCGCGGCCTTCGGCTCGATTCAGCGCAACCTCGGCGGTTTGGCCGACGCCGCACGCCGGGTCAACGGCGTGCTGGCCGGGCTCGGCGTGGCCTTGTCGGCGGCGGGCCTCGGGGCGATGGTCAAGTCCGCACTGGATTCGGCCGACGCCCTGTCCAAGCTATCCCAGCGAGTCGGGATCACGGTCGAGTCGCTGTCGCTGCTGATGCCGGCGGCGGAACTGTCCGGCGTCAGCGCCGAGAAGTTCGAGGGCGGACTGCGCCGGCTCGCCGCACGGATGCTGGAGGCGGCGACCGGATCTGCCGAGGCCGCGCGCGGCTTCGAGGCGCTCGGTGTCGCCTTCCGCAACCAGGACGGCAGCCTGCGCGCCACCGACCAGGTTTTGCTGGACCTGGCCGACCGCTTCAAGGCGATGCCGGACGGCGCGGAGAAGACCGCCCTCGCGATGCAGATCTTTGGCAAGTCCGGCGCCGACCTGATTACCTTCCTGAACCAGGGGCGCGACGGTGTCGAGGCCCTGACGGCGGAGATGCAAGCGCTGGGCCTGCAAATCGGCGGCGACACCGCCGCCCAGGCCGAGGTCTTCAACGACGCCCTCGCCAAGGTGCGCATGGCGGTCGGGAGCATCGCCAACCGGGTCATCGAGTCCTTCCTGCCCGCGATGAACGACATGGCTGCCGGGATGGTCGAGTCAGCCAAGCAGGGCGGAACGCTGCGGGCCGTTCTGGACGGCGTGGTGTTGGTGCTCAAGACCCTGGCGCTGGGTGCCGCCACGGTCGGCAAGGCGTTCGTGGCGCTGGGTGAGGCCATCGGAGGCGGCATGGCCGCCGCCGTGGAGGCCCTCTCCGGCAACGTCTCGGGGGCCAAGGCGATCATCGCTGAACTCAAGGGCAGCCTCGTCCAGCGGCTGGACGAGCTGGCCGAGTTCCACGACGCCCTGTTCGACCCCAAGCCCATCGAGGTCCAGGCGCCGCGCATCCAGGCCGACCCGGCGCTGCTGCAACGGCTCACGGCTCCGGGCCAGGCCCGCGAGGCCGCCAGCGCCCTGGCGGCCCTGCGCAAGGCGCAGATGGACGCCGAGCTCGCCCTGCTCAAGGACGGGCTGGCAAGGCAGGGCCGCGCGCTCGATCAGGCGTTGCAAGACCGCCTCATCTCGATCCGCGACTACTACGCCCGCAAGACCGCCATCGAGCAGCAGGAGATCGACGCCGAGATCGCCCGCCAACAGGCACTGCTGGCCGAACAACGTCGCCTGCAATCCGATCCGAAGGCCTCCGAGTCCGATCGCCTGCGCGCCAAGGGGGAGATCGCCAAGCTCGAAGCCGATCTCATCATCCTCAACAACCGCCGCGCCGACATCGAGCAGACCAACGCCCGCGCCGCCGCCCGCGCCGAGCGCGAACTGGCCGACGCGCTGGCCCAGGCGCGCGAAGAACTCGCCAAGCTCACCGGCACCGACACCGCAGCCGACCGCCGCGCGGCCATCGAGCGCAGCTATCGCGACCTGCGCGCGCGTCTCATCGCCGAGAGCGACACGGCGGGCGTGCAGATCATCGACCGGCTCATCTCTGTCCGCGCCGCGCAGGCCAACCTCGCCCGGCTGGAACAGGAGTGGCGGCTCGTCACCGAGCGGCTGCGCAACGCGCAGGAGGCGATCCAGATCCAGAGCCAAGCGGGGCTGCTCACCGAAGCCCAGGCGCGCCGGCAGATCGTCGCCTTGCAGCAGCAATCTGCGGCCGAGATGGAACGCCTGCTGCCCGCGATGCAGCAGGCCGCGCAGGCCAACGGGCCGGAGGCGGTCAATCGCGTGGCCGCCTGGCGCAACGAACTGGAGCGCACGCGGCTCGTCGTCGATGAGCTCGCGCCGCTGTGGAACCGCATCGGCGAAAGCTTCGGCAACGCCCTGCAAGGCATGGTCACCGGCGCGCAGACGCTGCGCGAGGGCCTGTCGAGCATCTTCCGCAGCATCTCGGACGCATTCCTGCAGCAGATGGTGATCCAGCCCTTCCAGCAGTGGGTGGCGATGCAAGCGCGCATGCTGGCGATGAAGCTCGGCTTCGTGCAGCAAGAGCAGGCCATCGATCAGGCGGCGGCGGCTCAGTCGGTAGCCACCAAATCCGCCGAGACCACCGCCAAGGTGTCGATGGACGCCGCCCAGGCCGGCGCGGGCGCGGCCGCCTCGCAGGCGTCGATTCCATACGTGGGCCCGGTGCTGGCGATTGCCGCGATGGCGGCGATGGTGGCCGCCGTCATGGCGCTGCTGGGCAACATCAAGAAGTTCGCATCCGGTGGTTACGTCCGCGGCCCCGGCACCTCGACCTCGGACTCGATCCCGGCGCGGCTGTCGGCGGGCGAGTACGTGATCCGTGCGGCGGCCGTCAAGCGCGTGGGCGTGGCCTTTCTGGACGCCATTAACGGCCTGAAGGCCCCGCCCAGCTGGGACGGCCAGCGCCTGGCCTTTGCGGCGGGTGGCCTGGTGCCGGCAGTGAATGTGCCGCCTGCGCAGCCGCAGGTGAACCAGGCCGTGCGCATCGTCAACGCCATCGACCCGGGCGTCACCCACGACCACCTGCAGACCCCCGCCGGCGAGCGGGTGATCATCAACATCATCGGGCGCAACGCACGGGCGGTGCGCGCCGCACTTCAAGGGTGAATCATGGCGCTGATCTTCATCGACGGCTTCGACCACTACGACCCGCAGGCACTCGACCCCTTCGGCGATCCGTGGCTCGCGCGCGGCAAGGCGGCGTACCTGTCGCCGCAGGCCACACGCATCCAGGGCCGGCGACCCTCGTCCTACGCAGTGCGCCTGCCCGCAGGCTCCGGCGGCGGCTATGTCAAGAACCTGGAGGCCGGGCGCACCAGCCTCATCGTGGGCGCGGCACTGCGCGTGGCGCCGTTCGAGAACACCGACGAGGAGCCGGTGCTGCTCGGCGTGCGCGACACCACCGCGCGGGTGGTGCACCTCGTCAAGATCGGCGAGGACGGGCGGCTCAAGCTCTACCGGCGGCGGTACGGATACGACGAGCCGATCTCGACCTCGGTCACCACCGCCACGGCGCGCGGCTGGCATTACGTCGAGCTGCAGGTCGTGCAGGGCACGAGCAACGGCACGTTGAACGTGCGCCTCAACGGCGTGCTCGCGATCACCCTGTCGGCGCAGAACACCATCCAGAGCGGCGGGCAGTTGCTCACCGCTTTCGTGGGCGCTGTGCCGGGCGAGGATTGCCTGGTGACCACGGACGTGGACGACCTCTACATCGCCGACACCTCGGGCACGATCAACAACACCTTCCTCGGCGACGTGCGGGTCGATGCCCTGAAGCCGCAAGCGTCTGGGGCACTGAACGAATGGACGGTCGAGGGCGCGGCATCCGCCTGGGAGGCGGTGAGCGACGGCGACGAAGCCACGGCCATCCGTGCGGCCACGGCGGGCCTGCGCCAGACCTTCGGCGTCGAGGCGCTGCCCGCGATGACCACCCCGGCGATCTACGGCGTGCAGGTGACCCTGCTCGCGCGCAAGACGGATGCGGGCACCGGCCGCGTGCGTGGGCTCGTGGCGAGCGGCGCGGAGATGGAGGTCAGCAGCGACATCAACTTGCAAGAGCAACTGGCCTGGCACACGGCGCTGTTCGAGCGCGACCCCAACGGCAACGCGCCGTGGACGGAAGGCGCCTTCAACGCTGCCGAGTTCGGCGTGGAGTCGGCATGACGGATCGGCTTGTGCCTGAGGTGGTGGCCGAGGTCGGTGGCCAGCCCACGCCGGGGGTCAGCGTTGTCGAGCAACGGGCCGAGTCGATCTCGCGCGCGGCCTTCGGAGCGCTCGCCGTCACCGCCTTCGCCGAGACGCTGGCCGAGCCCGCGCCGCCGCTGCACGCCGCCGCCTTGCTCGTCGAGGTGTTGCGCCGTGATACCGCCGCGGCGGCGATGGTCGCAGAAGCGATGGAGGCCTTCGGCGAAGCGCCCTGGCCCGAGGCTCCACGCGGGGTGTTCGCCTTCCGTCACGACTGGGCCGAGCCCCTCATCGAGCGCCTGCAATGGGCCACCGGCGTGGTGCGGCTCGCCTCGGGCAACGAGGCGCGGCAGGGGCTGCGGCGCGTGCCGCGGCGCTTCCTGACCTACCACGTGGGCCACGGGCGCGCGAGCGACGCACTGGTGGCCGACTGGCTGGCCTACCATCTGGGCAGGACTGCGTGGTGGCCGCTGCCGCAACATGCGGTGCGACTTGGCGCAGCCGCCGAGGCCGGGGCCTTCGCGCTGGACATCCTTGCGCCAGCCGGCCACGGTTTCGCGTCTGCTTCCTACCGGCTGGAAGAGGGCGGGCTGCAGCGCGAGGACGCGCCGTTGCGCGCCATCGTGTTCACGCAGACGGGCTGGCAGGTACTGACGCTCACCGAGGTGGAGCCGGATCGCCTGTGGCTTGCCGAGCCGCTGGCACGGGCGGTCCCAGCGGGAGCGCCCGTCGTGCCCCTGGTCGAGGGCGTGGCGGTGGAGCCGGCCGAGTTCGCGCAGTGGGTGCCGGGCGTCAATGCGGGCCGCGTCACCGCGCAGGTGGCCTTCGAGCCGCTGCCCGACGAATGGCTGCTCGACGAAGAGCTGCTCGACGAAGGGCTGCCCGACGACCCCTGGCTCGACGGCCTGCCCGTCTGGCCCGACGGCAACTGGCGCGACGACCCCACCCATACGGCGCAGGGCGCGCTCACCCGGCAGGACCTCTCGCCCGCCGACCCCTGGGTCCGCCGTGACGACCCGTGGCCGACGAGCACCTTCCAGCGCCGCTATCTCGCCACGGGGCGCGAGGACATCGCCCGCTGGCGCGCGCGGCTGTACCGCGCCAAGGGGCGGCTCCGGGCCTGTTGGCTGCCCGACGGCCTGGCGCCGGTGCTGCGCGTGACGCATGAGGCCGAGGTCGAGGCCGGGTACTTGCGCGTGGACGCCGAGGCCAGCGCCGCCTTCTGGCACCGCCCGGCCGCCGCGCTGATCCTGCACCCCGACGGCACGCGCCAGGCCGTGCTCACCGGCGCGTTCCATCAAGACGCCGGCGGCGTGCTCGTCTTGCGCTCGGGCCTCGATGCCGCGGTGCCCGCCGGCAGCCGCGTCCTGCGTCTGGCCCGCTGCCGGCTCGACCACGACGCCGTCGATCTGTACTGGCACACCCCCGAACTGGTTGAGATCCCCCTGACCCTGCGCCGGCTGCCCGAGCCGCGCGGCAACGACCGCTTCACCGACATCGAGGACTGAGCATGAACGAAGGGCCCTTGTCCGAGGTCGAGCTCTACGCCTTCGAGGGCACGAGCGGCAGCTTCTACCTCACCCCGCACGAGTTCGACGTGGAGATCGACGGGGAGCGCTACGAGCGCTGCCCCCTCGAGCGCAGCGCGCTCGCGCTCGGCGCCGAAGCGGCCAAGTCGGCGCTGGAGTTGAAGCTGCCGCCCGACCACGCCCTCGTGCGGCATCTGCTGCAGGCGGCGATCACCGGCGAGGCGACCGCGGTGCGGTTGGCGGTCGCTCGACTTGACGACCCCTGGTACGACTATTGGTGGCCTGCCGGCACGCGCTGGATGGGCCGCGTGCTCGGGGTGGAGGTGGCCGATGACGCAGCGCGCATCCGCTGCGAGTCCGCCCAGGTGAGCTTGAAGCGCATCGGCCTGCGCCGCCTCTACAGCCGTGCCTGCTCGCACGTGTTGTATTCGGCGGCGTGCGGGGCCACGCCGATTGCGGCCAGCGCCACGGTGGTCCAGGTCCTCGGCCGCAGCGTCGAGTTCGATGGCGGTGTGCCCGCCGCCGTGGCCGGCACGCTCGCCGGCGGCTGGCTGGAGACCGACGCCGGGGCGCGCCACATGATCGTCGCCGAATACGGCAGCAGCGTCGAGTTGCTCTACCCGGTTGCCATCGAAGTCGGCGCCGAGGTGCAACTGACAGCGGGCTGCGATCACAGCGTGTCCACCTGCCAATTCCGCTTTGACAACCTCGACAACTACGGCGGATTTCCTTCATCCCCACCAAGAACCCGTTCTCGACGGGCGTCTTCTAAGGAGATCGATTGCATGTGGTACCTCGCCATCATCGTCGTCGCCGCGCTGGTCTCCGTCGCCCTCGCGCCCAAACCGCCCACCCCGAAACCCGCCGAACTCTCCGACCTCGACGCGCCCACGGCCGAGGAGGGCCGACCGATCCCGGTCGTCTTCGGCGCGGTGCTTCTGCGCGGGGCGAACGTCGTGTGGTACGGGGATCTTTCGGCCGAACCGATCAAGAAGAAGGGCGGCAAGAAATGAGCAAGGACGTGACCGTCACCATCGCCCACGTGCGCGCCGCAGGCCTGTGCGTGCACGGCACGCGCACCTGGTTCGCGCGCCATGGCCTGGACTTCCGTGCCTTCCTCGCCCGGGGGCTGCCGGCTTCGGTGCTGCTGGCCACCGGCGACGCGATGGCCGCACGCGCGGTCGAGGTCGCGCGTCGAGATGCTGAGGAGCCGCGCTGATGGGCGGCCGCCGCAAGAAGCAGACCGTCGGCTACCGCTACCGCATCGGCATGCACCTGGTGCTGTGCCAGGGGCCGGTGGATGCGGTGCAGGAGATCCAGATCGGCGATCGCACCGCCTGGGGCGATGCGAGCCGCGCGCCGCTGCCGAGCGGCCATGGGCTGGGGCGCCTCTCGATCAACAAGCCCACGCTCTTCGGCGGCGACCAACGCGAAGGCGGCGTGGTGGGTGAGGTGGATGTGCTCAGCGGCGACGCGACGCAAGGCCGCAACGACTACCTGATGAGCCGCCTGGGCGCGGCCATCCCGGCGTTTCGCGGGGTGCTGTCGATCGTGGCGCGCAAGATCCTGTTCGCCGCGAACAACCCCTACCTCAAGCCCTGGGCGGTGCGGGTGCGGCGCTTCACGGCGGGCTGGCACGACGAACCCTGGGAGCCCTGGGACGCCGAGGTGCGGGCCTGGGATGCCGACACCGGCACCTCTATCACCGTCGGCATGAACCCGGCCCACATCCTGGTGCAGTGCCTCACCGACCCGCACTGGGGCATGGGCTATCCGCCGAGCACCATCGGCTGGAGTTTCGAGGTCGCGGCCCGGACCCTGTCGAACGAGGGCTTCGGCCTGAACCTGGTCTGGACGCGCCAGCAGCCGATCGAGTCCTTCATCGCCCAGGTGCTCGACCACATCGGCGGCATCCTCTACATCCACCCGGAGGAGGGAACGTTTGAGCTCAAGCTGCTGCGCGACGATTACTTGATCGAAGAAGAGCCGCCGCCTTTGCTCGGCCCCGACGAGATCGTGCGCATCGAGCGCTTCGAGCGCGCGCAATGGGGGGAACTGCCCAACGAGATCACCGTGGTCTACACCGACTGGGCCACGGGCAAGGAGGCCACCGTCTCGGTGCAAAACCTCGCCGCGGTCCAACTGCAAGGCGGGGTGATCAACCAGCGGCGCGACTATCCGGGCGTGAACTATGGACCGCTGGCCGCACGGCTGGCGCTGCGCGACCTGCGCGCACTCGGCTCGCCCCTGGCGCGCATGACCTTGGTCATCGCCCCCGGTGCCCTGGAGAGTCCGCCCCTGCCGGGAGACGTGTTCCTGCTGCATTGGCCACGCCTTGGCATCGAGCAGATGGTCGTGCGCATCACCGGCATCGACACCGGCACGCTGGGCGCCGCTGAATGGCGCATCGAGGCGGTGGAGGATGTATTCGGCATGAACGACACGGTGCTGTCTCCCCCGCCGCCACCGGTCGAGGAGCCGCCCCTCGTGCCCATGCCGCCGGCCCTGGTGCTGGCCGTCGAGGTGCCGTACTGGGAACTCGCGCGGCACCTGAGCAGGGCCGATCTCGACTACCTCACCGACACCGACACCTACGTGGGGGCCCTGGCCTGCGCGGGCGGCCCGGGGCAGTTGAACTGGCAGCTCGCCACGGGGCCCGCGAGCGCCGATCTCGAGGCGGTGGCCCAGGAGGACTACGCACCCCTGCTCACGCTCGGCCAAGCGCTGCCGGCGAGCGAAGCCGATGCGCTGGCCGTACCGGTGACGGCCCTGGCCCAGCCCGAGCGCCTGGCGGTCGGCGACTACGCCTACCTGATCGACGCCAGCGGTGCGATCCGCGAAGCCGTGGCGATCCTCGCCTTCGATACATCCGCGGGCACGGTGGATCTCGCCCGCGGAGTGCTCGACACCACGCCGCAGGCCCATCCGGCCGGCACGCGGCTGGTGGGCGTTGGCGAGTGGCTGGCCACCGAGACCACCGAGCGCGCGCCGGGCGAGTCGGTGTTCGTGGCCGCCATCCCGCGCACGGCCAGCGCCGAAGGGGATGCGGTGCTGGCTGCCAACGGTGCGCCCCTCGTGCTCGCGGGCCGCCAGGCGCGGCCGTACCCACCGGGGCGCATCCGGCTCAACGGCCAGACGGAGCCCGCCGTGGTCGCCGGCGACCTCACCCTCACCTGGGCACACCGCGACCGCACCCTCCAGACCGCCTACCTCGTGCGGCAGGACGAGGGCGACATCGGCCCGGAACCGGGCACCACCTACCGGGTGCGCGTGCGCGACCGCGACGGCACCCTGGTGCGCAGCGAGACCGGCCTCACCGGCAACACCTGGACCTGGGACGTGGCGAGTAGCGCGACAGACGCCGGCGCGGCAGGCGATCGCGTCACCGTCGAGATCGAGGCCGAGCGCGACGGGCTCGTGAGCTGGCAGGCACAGGTGCGCACCGTCGAGCGCGCGGGCTATGGCCTGCGCTGGGGGCAGTACTGGGGCGGGGTGTGATGAGCGCGCGCATCGACGTGCACCTCTTGACGCTCGATGAGCCGACCGAATGGCGCGAGGCCTGCATCGCCAGCCTCGTCGGCGCGCCGATCCGCCTGCACCGGCTGCCCGGCATCCCGGGGCGTGTCGGGAAGGCGCGAGCGGCGGGCTTCGCGCGAGGGACCTTGCCGCTCGTGTCCTTCGTCGATCCCGACGACCGCTACGAGGCCGGCGCCTTCGCGCATCTGGCCGATGCGCTCGATGCCTGCCCCTCCGCGGTGCTCGCTTACACCGACGAGGCACTGATCGACGAGCACGGCGACAGCCTCGGCGTGCGGCGGCTGGCCTACAGCGCCTTCCAGCACGCCCACTCGGCCAGCCACGTCCACGGCCTGATCGTGATGCGCCGAAGCGCCGTCGAGCCGGTGCTGACACGCATCGCCGATCTCGACGCCGACGCCGACTGGCTGCTCACCCGACTCGTGGCCAGGCAGGGCAGCGTGCTGCACCTGCCCCTCGTCGGGCGCCACTGGCGACAGCACCCGAACCAGCACCACCGCCGCACGAGCACCACGGCCCTGCGCTCTCTGCGGGGTTTTGCAAGCCTTTGAGGAGATGAACCGATGCCATTGACCGATCCGAACCTGGGCCTCGCCTACGGCTGGACGCTGGGCGAGTCCGGCTGGCACACCGGGATGGACGCGAACCTGAAGCGCCTGGGCGCCGTCGTGGGCCTTGCGGTGACGAGCCGCAGCACGACCACGCCGCCTGCCAGCCCCGCCGAAGGGGATCGCTACATCGTGCCGGCTGGCGCCACCGGCGCCTGGGCCGGCAGGACCGACCAGATTGCAGTGTGGGTCAATGGTGCCTGGGAGTACCACGCGCCCAAGGTCGGCTGGCTCGCCTTTATTGCCGCCGAGGACAGGCTCGCCGTCTACAAGGCTGGCGGCTGGAGCGCCGGCGTTCCCGTCTGACCCGCACCCCGTCCGTCACCCCCGAACCCGCCCGCGTGGCGGGTTCGTCGTTTTTGGAGACCGCCCATGACTGAACCGACCCAAGCCCCCGCCCTCGTCGAGAACATGCTGCTCCTGCGCCGCAAGGACTTCGACGACCTGCTCGACCGCGCCGCCGAGCGCGGAGCCGAGCGTGTACTCGCCCACCTCGGCCTGGAGAACGGCCACGCCGCACGCGACCTCCGCGAGCTGCGCGATCTGCTGGAAGCGTGGCGCGACGCGCGCAAGACCGCCTGGCAGACCACCATCAAGTTGCTGACGACCGCTATCCTCGCCGCACTGCTGGTCGGGGCCGCCCTCAAGCTCAAGCTGATGGGAGGTGGCCAATGATCGAGACCTTGCTCGGTGGCCTCCTGGGCGGAGCCTTCCGCTTGGCGCCCGAGGTTCTCAAGTGGCTGGACCGCAAGGGCGAGCGCAGCCATGAACTCGCCATGCAGGACAAGGCCTTGGAGTTCGAGAAGCTGCGCGGCGCCCAGCGCATGGCCGAGATCGGCGCCGGGGCCGATGCCGCCTGGAACGTGGGGGGCCTCGAGACCTTGCGCGAGGCGGTGGCGGCGCAGGGGCGGCCCTCTGGCGTGAAGTGGGCCGATGCGCTGTCCACCACGGTCAGGCCCGTGGTCACCTACC